CTTTTCTGCATTTGCTGATGGAATCTTGAAGGGCCGCGATAATCAATTAAAGTAGCACATACTTCGGATTCTCCGTGCCATAGTTCCCATTCTTTGAAAGATGTGGCGATTTTGTTCAGACAATCATTCACATCAGCGAATTTATGCTCATGGCCGGGATTCATGTTGGGGTTTCTTGCATCATAAGGCATAATTTAAACCTCCCTTATCGAACCTTAATAACAACTACTTCGACATTACTGAAAACAGCGCCAACACCGGTATCAACAAAGGTCAGGGAAACGGAATTGCCGCAAGCGAAGCAGGCCGGGGTAACGCAAACTGCGGTTTCAAAAGCCATATTGACAATATCTGTGATGGCGGTGCTATCCTCTGTGGCCTCTGCGCCGGGTTGAAGCACTCCGTTGACAAAAAGCTGTACCGTGATATCTCCTGCGGTGCCAGATTCGGCGGCGTCGCCGTTAAAATGCACATCATAAATCCCGGGGCAATTCAGGCTGATAGTGGTCGAGCCGGGAGGGTGAGTAATGGCGCGGCCAGCCCGCACCCTGTTAGTGTTGAATACGAGCGGCGATCCGGTGGTAATGGTTTGGTCAGTATTGGTATAGGTATCGAGAATGCTGGTGCAATCGTTATGCATTTGAAAGTCTCCTTTTGTTAATTTATTTTGTTGTTTATTTCTTTGAGTACTTCAAGCGTTTTCCGTCCGCTCTCCGCACTTTTTTTGTTGTTTGTAACGTTCAATGCATTGAGTTGGACGTTTCGAGCATTTAACTGAGCATTCCATTGATTTAAAAAAAATATTCCGACAGTTAAAGCCAAAATGGTGACGTTGGTTAATAAATTCGAGTGGTCGTAATTATTCTGTTGGTTCTGATTCCACGGGTTGCTGTACATTTGGATCACTTCCGCCCATTTTGTTTAGAGCGTCTACTCCATGACCAGCCAATTGCTGCAAGCCTGAAAAAAAATCTTTTCTCGCCTTAGGGTTTCCCAGCAAAAAGCCAGATGCAAGAAGTATAAGTCCTGATATGTTCATTTTATCACCTCCGAAAAGCTTGATTTTTCTTGTGTTTATGCAGATTTTACGGTATAATAATATTATGAAAACGAAATCAATAATTGCCTTAGCCTTAGCTTTTTATTTGATAGTTACGATAATCATCTTTGTTAATCCCGCAAATGGCGAGATAGTCGAAGGCATTAAATTGCATGATATTGTCGCATATGAAAGTAAATATATTCCTGGTGACGAAGTGACAATGACTAGCGGTGGCGTAATTATTGAAATTAACAACAAGCCTATAGTATTTGAGTGCAGACAATGCTATTGGGATTTTGAGAATGGGAAAATATGCGAAATTTCACTGTATCAAGAAACTATTAAAGCAAGATTTAAAGGCAAAATGAACGATTTTCTGTATTTGCATTGTGCGCATGGAGAAAAGCAGTTAATTCCAGAATAAAAACAGGACGGTCAATGCCGCCCTGTTGATCACTTTAACGGCAAAGTGTACGAATCGCGTTGTTTAGTTGTTAAGCGCAGCAGCCGTCAAAGTCACAGCGTCCACGCCTGTTGTCGCGCTCAAAACGCTCGAATCGTCTGTCGATTTCGCGGAAGCAATCGCGGTCAAGATCGCGGGTGCAAGGTGTTACGCATTCGGCGTAAACAGGTTGTCTTTTGGGAAGCTCGCAAGCCAAACGCTCAAGCATTTCATCTACCTTTTCAATCTTGTTGTTCACAAGTCCGATTTGGGCGCTTGTGAATGCTTCGGACTTCATGGTCTGAATCATAGCGTTTTTCTCTGAAATCGTGTCGCGCAGATCCTGGATGTAATTCTGCTCAATCAAAGCGCGGGTCTTCTCGCCCTCGCAATGAGTGGCCTCACGATCCTTGCAACCGTTTTCCCAAATATCCTTGTCAATGCAACAAAGCTTGGCATTGATATTGCGCTCTTCCTCGAAATTGCTTTCGTCTTTGAACGTGGGCTGGACACAAGGGCCACAACCGCAACCGCCGAAACCGCCGAAATGACCGATTCCGTCAAAGCCGTCTCTGCGTCCATCACCTCTGAACAGAACCCAGAACACGACAACGAGAAGAATCACCATTGCGAATATACCGCCGCCGCCAAGGCCGCTGCCGATATTGCTATCGTTGACTTCGTTTCCGTAATTTGCCATTTGTTTTACTCCTTTCTGAAAATATATATATTTTCAACCAGGCCGCAAGAGCCTGTAATTGACCGCTATAGTTTGGGATATTTCTTCCGGTCGAACAATGGAGTATTGGATTGTGCAGTAGGGGTTTGCATCTGGCGAGAACCGCCGCGCATAGCGCCCTTAATCATATCAAGCAAAGGCTTCGCCCTCGTTGCGTTCATGCCGGGGATTTTTGAAATATAAGGCGCGTATTTGTTATAGGCTTCATCGATAACGGATTTATCGATTCCCATATTATCAAGCACTCTCGCGCCGCTTTCGGCGGAGTTGACGTTTTTGAGAATGTCAGGTAGCATCTTTTGTCCCTGTTGCAGTGCCGCCTTTACCTGATTTTCCGGTCGGCCTGTCACTTTGGCTATCGCCGCCGATTTGCTTTGCGCCAGATTCAATACCACTTCCGCTATTCCCACTTGCCCTCAACTCCTTTATCTGGTTTTGCAAATCACCGATTACAGCATTTGTGTTTTGTACTGATTCAAGCAATGCCTGATTTATTGCCGCTTGCTGTGTCGCTTGTTCCTGTACGAGCCGTAATTGCTCGGCGGCGGCCTCCTGCGCGATCTGTTCGGGAGATTTTGGAATTGTTATCGCGCCAAGCTCAACAAGTTTTCCGTAATAGTTATCAATCGTTTCTTGCATTTCGGAAATCGTGCGCTTATATTCGTCCTCTTTTTGATAATCCACGCCGATGACTTCTCCGCGCCGCCCTGTTGACATATCCCGTATCATTCCATTTTGGTCGATGAGAGCGACGAAAGTGTTTTCCGTATTGTAAGCCATATGAAATCTACACCTTTCAATAAAATTAGACTATAGGCATAGCTGCGGTGTAGCGCACCTACACCTACAGTCTTATATCTGCAACCGGTCAAAGCCGGGAGCAAGCCTTTTCTTTTTCTTCCACTGCGGCCACCAAGTCGTCCAACTCACAATTGCACCGATATCTTTCTATTAGCTGTTCGGCCTGACTTGCGGAATATCCCATATAGTGCATGAGTTGGTTTTTTAGGATTTCGTTGGTATAAATCATATAATCTTCTGCACTTCTGCAATGAACTCTTTCAGCGGCACTCCGTATGATTGGGCAATGCTCTGTCCGCACTCTACGCCGCTCTGGAGCATCGTTTTGAACCGTTTCCGCTGCGCTTCGCCCATACTGCCTACAAAGAATCTGGCGGCAGTTTGGGCGGTCGTAGACGTTGTGGGGGCGAGGTCGGCTTGGGCGGCATCGGAGCTTTTGGGCTTGGGCGGCTGTATCAAATTACTTATCATCCGAGAACCTCCCATACGCCATTGAAAAAATTATGCAGACGGCTTCTACAAATTCTTTGTTAAAAGTTTGTTTCGCCTTTGCATTTTCGACCATGTCTATAGCCATTTCTGTTAAATCCGCGAGAGCCTTATCCATCTTATCTATCATGGAGAAACCCTCCTTGTCTTCTGATTTAATTATAAGATATCCACCGGAACAAAACGGCACCATTAAGCCATTTAACCGGCATATAAAGGACTGAAAAAGGACAAAAAATAAGGCAGACAACTCCATACCGGAGCGGTCCGCCTTTTATATTGCGAATATTTGGTTTTTGTGGTAGAATTTAGATGAGGACATAATTTTTGAGGGAGGACATATTATGAGCAAGTATGTAGAGCAGAATGTCGGTAAGGATGAAGGATTAATTTTAGAGGCAAAGGTGCATTGGACAACACTCGTTCCGCCCATTATTATTCTTATCATTGGTTTAATTGGATTATCCGGTGGTACTGCATCTGGAAGTTCTGATGCCGCCCCGGCGTTCATGGTATTTTTTTTCTTCGCAATAATTATTGCAATTCCAAGAATTATAAGAATGTTCACAACCGAACTTGCATTCACTAATAAAAAGGTTTTAGGTAAAGTTGGTCTAATTAACACAAAGGCATTGGACGCTCCGCTTAATAAGATCAATAATGTATCTGTCTCCAGTGGTTTGGGCGGTAAGATTTTCGGATATGCGAATATTTTAATTACCACTTCGTCAGGATCATTCCCATATAAAGGCATTGCCGGAGCGAACAATTTTAAAACAAGCCTTATGGAACAGATTGACCAATATGACGAGGATAGAATAAAGAAGCAAGCGGAAGAAATGGCAAGGGCCATAAAGTCATAAATGTTTAATGATATTCACGTCAACAATGCCGAAATAGCAAAAAGGGGGCTACTTCAAACGAAGCGGCCCCCTAGTCTTATAATATATTCAATTTATCCAGCATGGCGCGGATTGTGGCAAGTTCCTGCTTGACGGTAGACTGGCTGTACCCGAGCGTGTCGGCAATGAAGTCTATCGGCCTTTTTTCGATATATCTCATTTGAAATATCTTTGCCTGATCTTCCGATATGTCGTACTCTTCATCCAGCCTGTTCGTTATGTCTTTCTTTTTCTGTTTCGGAACAAACGGGCTAAAGAAAAATTGGTTAACTCGTTTTGACAAGTCGCTCGATTCCATCACCCCCGTATTAGCGTGAAAAAGCGCCCTATAAAAAGGCGCTTAATTATTTTGGTTCAATTCTTCGGTAGTATCGATATGTAGTCGTTGAAGTGTTTTCCTCATGGTTATACTGTACTGTTATGGTATGCCCGGATGATATTTGGTATTGAGCATTACCATCTTTATGGCGCATCCGCCTTATTACTCTCACTGACGCCATTTGTTATATCTCCATCATTTCCGATATAATTGGCATTGCCTCCATCTTTGCTATCAACCGCAATTTCTGTTATAAAATCATATTTACTCACAAAGTCTTTAAACGACCAATGGTAATAAATAAATGACCCGACCATAGCCAATATGAGAATAATAATGATAAAATCCTTACGTTTATCCCTTTTCTCTCTGGCGGCTTCTCTCTCACGGTAATCTCCAAGCGTATCCCGCAAAATGGATTCGACCGCGCCCTGCACTTCTTTGACTTCTTTGACTATGCTTTCAGCATTCTCGCTCATAATCAGCCTCCCAATAACTTTGATATGAAAAATCCAATAACACCGGACACAACACACGCTACAATCGTTTGCTGCAAATGATCCCATTTTTTTGCTGGGGCTTTTTCAATGGCGCTGATTCTGGATTCCATTTCTGTCTTAAATGCCTTTAAATCCGCCTTGATTTCCTGTATGGCGCTCATGATCTGACTAAACTGATGGTCTGTTACGGGCGATTGCTGCTCCAAGATTTCAACCCGCCTGTAAATCTTTTCGTGAGCAGCAGTATTGTGCTGCTCTAGTTTCTCTAAATCATATTTGAGCCTGTCTACAATGATGCTTAATTCCTGCGGATCCATATCTTCACCTCATTATAGCTAAATTTGGGAATCATTACAAGCCTACGATCCAACATTCTGCAATCTTTTAATCAGGTCGGATACATAGTTTGCGCCACGCGAGGCAAAAACTCCGGTCAGGATGACGCCGATTACAGGGTAGACGAACGACACGCCTAGAAACACATACAAGTCTGCTCCGCTCGCCAAGCACAGGACAACGGATGCTATAAGCGCAGACATCTGGATAATGATGGTTTTCTTATCCGCGCTCATAAGCGTCTTGACATATTCCACAAGCCCTTCTACGGTTACGGCGAGTACGATAATAAGAACGATCGATGTCATAATATTTCCTCCTTAAATTGTGACTGTGGTTGTTATAATTTTGTCTTCTTCCCGGATATAAGCATCATTTGCCGTGATAAAGGTCTGATAGTCGGGCGGACTCATCTTGCAGAATAGCCATTCAAGCGGATTGCTCATGGTTTTGTCATTGGCTCCGATAGAACGGCCTCGCAGCAGACTGGAGCTTAACACGGTTGGGCTGTATAGCGGATAGGCAATGTCGGAATCCACCTCAATGTGCAAATGCCTCCCTGTTCCGACAAGGCCGGTGCTACCATAAAGGCCTAGTACGGTATCCTTTGTGATTTTATCCCATTTATTGACCTTTTTGGTATCAAAATGAAAGTATCGCATAACGATGTCCCGCACAGCTCCTGTGCGGCTGTTTCTTGCATCCAAATAAAGAACGGCGATAACATTGCCTACCACGTTATCGAATCCGGAAGCCACCACTACGCCGCTACCAGAAGCGTATACGGTTTGGCTTCCTACAATGGATACCATATCACATCCATAATGTATGTAGCCGAATTTATTTGTATACGCTGCGGTCTTCCAGCTTGCGGTGAGTTTTGTTTTGTTGATTGGAAGAATTAGTTTTTGCATAATATCCTCCTTAAATAAAATAACCGCCGTTAGGCGATTTGCCCTGTTCGTCTTCATGGGCCCGAAAGCGAATTATCTCGCTTTCAGTGCGTCGATCTCCCGCTGCTGATCCTGCACCATCTTTATGAGCATAGGGATAAACTCCGAATAACGCAGGCCATAAATACATTCACCATATTTTTCTTCATCCGGTGATTTGATAAGCCCTGCGAAATCCATATCGGGAATCCTATTTTTGGTCATCGCAGCCTCGACCTCCTGCGCTATCAAGCCATGATGTATTCTGCCGCTGGTGCCGTCCTTGAGGCGAAATTTGACAGGGTTGAGTGACATAAAAAAGTCTTTGATTTCGTCGAGAATGGATATATCTTTTTTCTTGCGTTCGTCGGATGTATTGATGGTTCCGGTTCCAGCGTAAATATTCCGAATTCGAAGAGACCCTGCCCCTATATCAATCGCATTGTCTGTACTTGGCAATGCGGATTCCCCGCCATACCAAACTCGACTATAATCCCAAAGCAAACGACCGTCTCTATTGACGATTAAATCTTTGCTCATTCCAGTACCAGTAGCCTTTAAATACAATTCTCCGGTATTGTTGTCTACAACAAGTTGAGCTTTTGTATTTCCGTTTCCATCTTGAAAATTTAAATTTGTATATTGGCTGCCACCTTTTATAGTTGCGGATGGTATGGTAATGGGGCCCGTCATTGTGTCTCCGCTTCTATTCACTCTATTTGCCAATTCCGCCTCAACCATATCAAAATTCGCTCCAATTGCCGCCGAATCTACCCGTTCTCCCGGCCCAACCGGATTCAAATTTAATTCAGCCATTTTCATAGCCCTCCTCTAATTCTTGCCAAGTATAGTATTTGTCCTCGACTTCTTGCCATAAATAATAATCTTCCTCCAACGCAGACCACAACGGATGCGATAAATGGATTTCCCACACAATGTTCGCCGGAATCATTTGCTGTAATGTGCGCGTTAGCTCCCTTATCCAATTGCGGCTAGGCCGGTACATGTAGATATCAAGACGATAATTGCGATAATCCAGAACATAACTCCATGCGCTGGTTATGGTTTTGGACGCTTGCTCTAAATCTTCCCATGTCTCATATTTTTTTTCAATATCTTCCCAATAGGCGAAGTTTTCCTCAATGGCTCTCCAGGTTCCGAAAAAAGGATAGTCTCTTGCAGTAATCGTTCGTCCGAGAAGTTCCTGCAAAGTACGCTCAGTATATGGGATATTGCTTGACAGACGGTTAATGATACGTTCCCGCCTGAATTCAATAGATTCAATTGACGGATCGGCAACAATTTCAAGTACGCGCTCCCATTTGAGGATTCCGGAGGGTGTCGCAACAATTGGGAATGCATCATTGAAATGGCTTTGAATTGTTGCATTCTGCGCATCAAGTTCCGGCTGAACTACGTCCACAATCGCATCCACGGTAGAATTATCATCATAAATGCGATTCATATTGTCTCGAATCAACTGGACAACACCACGCTTCCAAGCATAGGCAATTGCTGCAACTGCGCTGTTTGCGTCAGTTCCAAATCATACGGACTTCCATTAATGGCGATATTAGTCACATTGTTTACGCCGTCCACGCTGATGATTGCGGAATTTATGCGGGCGATATAAACTGATAACTCAGAGGCGTCAGCCCATTCCTGCCGCAAGCTGGATATATAATCTTCAAGCGCCGTCTCAATACTTAATTGTAATTGTGATATCGTGTATCCAGAACGCAAGGATACGCTTGCCGTTATATTTATTGCTATTGTGGTCGGTGTGGTTACGGTCACGCGGTGGCCTATCGCTGCGACTCCAGGGCCGGGGGCGTTATTTGGTATAGGATCAATTAAATCCTGAACAACGGTAATAAATTCAGGCGTAGCGGTTTTCAATTCGCTATCGATAATGGATACCTTTACAGTTCCGCCCCCATCCCATATGGGAAATATCTTAACTGCGCCAACGCCGTCAATGTCCATTGTGAATTGCTCGTAATCGTCCATGTTGCCGCCGAATGGATTTCGATTCACCCGGAATCGAACCCGATACAACAGGCTCGCGTCGTTTTCTTCGTCCTCTGCCGGAATTTGCGTTCCAACCATTGTTGCAGTGCCAAGATTGTTGATAGCAAATAATGGAAGCAGCGGCCCAAGATATTCATTGCCAACAGTTCCAGCGGTTTCAGCTTCCAGCAAACTGCGCCCAGCGCCCAAGTTTTCAATCAGCGTAAAATTCACGCCACCCTCAACATTTGGAGTTGCGAACCGGCTGCCAATCGGCAAATTAATCGGCTGCTCATTGGTGTCTATCATTTCCGCGATACGGATAGCATTTGTGGCCGTTTGCCGCGTTATCGCGAAGTTCGCCGCCCAATTATCAAGATTTATCCCGACCGCCGAAAGCAAATAGGTCTGTTCTTCAAAAATCTGGATATCTATATTCATTTGCGCGAGTTCTGCGGCCGTGGGAGCGAGGGTATTATAAATGGGGCTGCTTTGACGTTTGTCCTGATCGTCTGGTACATTATCGAGCATCCGATTTAAAATCGTGGAAAAGTCAGACACTAATATTCACCTCCGCGCCAAAAGTTCCGCGATCTGAAATGACATCAAATTTAACCAGAGCGCTATCAATTGCCTGTTTCGTCACGCTAGTTACGTTCACGGCAATTATGCGATCATCCTGCAATAGCGCATCTCTCAGCGTATTCTGAATTGTTGTTTCCAGATATCCGAAACTGCGCCCTTTGTACTTCTCCAGCTCCGCGCCAAAATTGAAATCATATATTGCATAGGCATAACGTTCAGTAGATAGAATGTGGTATACTGCTTGCTCAATTGCAGTCAGGCCGTCAATGGAGCCTATAAGCTGCGTATCTGTAAGGCGGTAGGTATTGGACGGAAATGGGATGACTTTAATTTGCTCTACGCCGATAGCGCCGGAGATTTGTGGTATCAATTGGTCACATCCTTTCCACGAAAAATTTCTGGCTGTTGTTGAAGGATAAGAGGATTACCTTTTCTCCAACAGATAGCCCAGGCCACAACTGCAATATCTGTAATTCCGTGCTGGCCTCTCCATCTGGTATTATGTGGGTATGCATGGCGGTGGTTATGAAGTACGGTTTGCACATTTTAGACAATACCAAGAATCCAGCCGTTAAAACTGCGCCACCGTCCCTTGTAATTACCAAGGGATTTACGCTTGTCACCGTACCATAGGATAATTCAGATACAGAATTTACGCCCCGGCCTCTTGCATCCATCACGCCAAGCAAACGGTCTGCTGCATTGCTCATATAAACACGCTCAATTCCATAGTGTGATAATCCCGCCCATAATTATGGGTAGCTGCTGTAATCCACATGTTTTGCTTAATCCCAAGTTTTTCAAGTTCAAACAAAAAACCGCTACCGGCCACTAATCCAACTTGGCCCAAAGCGGTTAATTTCATTGTCTTTGTCTCGCGATTACGAAGCGCCAATAGGTCTTTCGCCATTTTTGCGATCTGTGCCTCATTTGCGTTTTTGTCGGCCTCCTGCACTGTTTGCAGTTTTCCCCACTGCCCTTGGGTACCACTGTGAAACGCAACCCACGAATCCCGTCTGCCGGTCGCTTCGTTATCCCGTACGATAACAACGGAATTATATGTATTTTTGTCTATGCTGATTTCGTATTGATAACTGGTGAGTAATGAACGTTCGCCTATAATCAGATTGGTCAATCCCTGTCCGAGCTCCGTAAACTCCAATACCCCGAAATTGTCTTTGATAAAATAAGACTTACGATCTGCGACCGGCTTCTCTCCCTCCGCAATATTGGTTCGATCTATGCCGTATTCGATAATTGAGTATAGGGTTTTTCGGTCGTGGAAATATTCTGGCACGATAAAAGTGGTTGGGGTTGCTATCTTATACGGTAGGGCCGGAGGTCTATATGTATCACCCGTGACGCTCACTCGCACTCCCGGGTAAACATCCCTGCATATAAGCTCAAATATCTGACTTGCGGTCATATTGCTTGTGGTATATACTTCCTCGTTTTTCAGATAGCGCATCTGGTCATAGGCGGTTATTTTATATACGCCTGTGGCGTCGGTCCCCATAATAAATATAAATCCGTAGAATACGCCTATATTGTCAACGGTAAAGCGCACAACACTTCCGCACACCATTTGCAAGAGATTGTTCGGGTCCTGCTGTACTGAAAACGTAAGCTTGCCTGGTTGCCCGCCCAACTGTGTTTGATACTGGATATTCCCGGCCAGCGTAGTTATATCGTACACGGTTCCAGTTAGCGCATTTTGGATGAGAAGTTCGTACGTCATGACGTCACCCACGTTGATGGAATTGCAAGGGTCTGCCCAGGGTATATCAAATTGGGATTAGCACCAACAACCGATTTATTTGCGTTGTATAATTCTTGCCAGTTTGTCCCGCCTTGCCCCCCGAGCCGTTTCGATATTGCCCATAGGCTATCTCCGCTTTTGACGGTATACGTTTGACCGACGGGCGGTTTGTTATAGTTTCGCTGCTCAGATGTTGGCTGCGCCGTTGTTGTGGTAGGCATGATTACTATCCGCGCCCCATATGGCCTATATTCGGATAGAGAGAGCTCGTAATATACCCGATCTTCTTCCCCAGCACGGCGGTCATACGAAAAATCGTCTATCACGACATCCATATCAATACTTAAGCCGTCAGCGGTAAAATGGCCCGCCTTTTTAGCATCCCTCCATGCCTTGAAAAACTCCAAGTCCGAATCATCAGGAAAGAAACTGGATATCTGGAAGGATGCAAGCCCTCGCTCCCTTGGAATGATGATTTCCCCAAGCCCGACAACATTTGCTTTTTGACTGTCGCCGGGTTCGGAGATTTCAATATTTTCGGGGTTAATTGGGAGCGTGAGGGAATCGCGGCGGTATTCAAAGGTTAAGTCGATCATCTTAATCCAACCTCGATCCTGATGCTTCCTCTATCCGATCAACCAGAGTGTTTACGAAATAGTCCACATCGGCATTCTCGTTGATAACCACACCGCCCAAGTCAACTTGTGGCGCTAATGTCTGAAATGTCTGTTGGTATCGCAATGCGGAAATATCAAGCAGCATCTTGATGTCCTCGCCATCGATTTTGACTTCGCCTTTGGTTTTGATGGATTTGTCAGGGGTGGCGTATTGGCTTAAATCGAATTTATCAAGCTTGTCACCGATTCCGCCAAGAGTATCTCCGATAGAAGCGAATTTGTCCGAAAACTCAGCCATTGTGTCGCCGATGTCTTTATATTCCATTCGTCTGATTGGATCAATGGTAACTCCAAATTTTTCCTCGACCGATGCTTCTAATTTACCGCGCCAACCAGAAACCGCCGCCGCTAAATTTGTGCCAAATGCGGCATCAATTTTACTGGCAATTAATTCAATTATGCTCAATACTCCATCTGCCATCTTTGCGAACATTCTTACAATTGCGCCCAGCGGGTCTTCAAAAACCTCAGACAGAAACTCCGCAAACGGCGCTATCACATAATTCCATATCCACGCGAAAACATTGTAAACAACTCCGTACAACGCCCCAAACGCTGAGCCGACTTTCTCCAGCACATCGGTAACGGTTACACCTGATTCCACCATTTTAGAGGCCCATGCTGCTATTACACCGATAATTAAAATTAGCGGCAAGTTCATGATAGCCCAATGCATGATCCAAATTGCCGCCAGTAAAATGATTCCTGATCCGACTATCGTCAAGGCCATTATAACCTTATCGATATTTTCCAAGACCCAGTTAATGCCCTCATTTACTTTCTGCCCAATCCAGTCAAAAGCCTGGGCGACCAAATCAGCACCTATGGCGGCAAGCGGAAGAAGTTTTTCACCAATTGATTTTTGCGTAGCCTCGATAGATTGATTAAATTTGTTCATAACAGTCGCGGTTCCATCGGTGCTTGCTGCCCATTTGCCAGTTGCATCCATAACAGCATTAAAAGTGTTGCCAATCATGCGTCCTAATCGATTGATTAACCGCAATGTGGAATAAACCCCGGCTGCCTTTGAAAGCCAGCCGCTAAAAGGGTTTTTTATTTCTTTTGCTTTCCCTTTAACCGAATTAAGCGCATTTCCAAGTCGGGATAAAATGCCGACTGTTTTTTCCAGTTCGTCTGACGCATTTTCTGTGGCGGATTCCATATTATAGAATTCCCTGTTGGCTTCTCTGGTTGCATTAACAAATCCGCTTATCTTTGACACCCATCCAGAGAGTGTATTAACAAGACTAGAGATGCGTCCTCCAGTCCTCTCCGCCACTCCGCCCGTTTCGTCAAGCTTTTTATTGAAATCATCCGTAGGCGGACCGGAACCCCCTAGGCTATCCGATAATTCGTCATACTCCGCTTGCAACCGCCTAACCTTATCTGATTGCACATCATATTGAGTATTCAAGGTAGCTAATTTGTTTTTATTCTCATCATAAGTCATGTTCGCTTTGGTAAGCGCGCGATCAGTGCTTAGAAGAGAATTACCAAGTTTATCTTGCGTAGCTATCAGTTTTTCAAGTTCCGACTGCCTCGCCTCTGAGAACGCTTTCGCTTGCGCCCGTTCAAGCCTCGCTATAGCCTCGGCGTTGCTGTCCATCGATGCATTGATTTCTTCAATTTTGCGCTGATAGCGTTCCGCATCTCCCGCCGCCAAATCCATAGCATTTTGAGTTTTCGCCATAGCGTCACCGGTTTTTGATGCCGCTAGAGATGCGGCGTTTAACTTGTCGGTTATTTTAGCCATGGGCGAAGACATTTCATCCGTTATCCGCAATATTGAGGATATTGTTGCCAAATTACCGCCCCCTTCCCCTTGATTTCGCTTTAGCCGCTTCTGCTTCCATCTTTTTTTGCTGTTTCTTCTCGGCTTCAATCTTGTTTTCGATACAGGCAATCACAAAAGCTTTAACTTTTTGCGGAAGACGAACGAATTTCCTAGGGTCTCCATATTCAGGAATATTTAAGACGGCGTATTGGCAACACGCCGCCTCGCCGTCCTCCGCTATTAGTTTTTTGCTTCTTCAATATCCTCATTGATATCTCCATCAATGCCGCTTGCCTCAAGGATTTTTGCGGCGATATCAGCAACATCCCCAATAATAAATTTTCTTGAAATAAATTCGGATGCAGTCGCACATCCGGCCTGCGAGAGAAGCTCGGAATCGTTGAAATTCGGGTCTATAACATGGTTTGTGATAACAAGCATATTAAGTTTGCTGTGATCTATTTCAGTCTCATTTTTGGCCTTTTTAAGCTTGCACCTCTCCCTATATCCTTGAAATTGAGGTTCCGACATGGGCTTTATTGTAAAAATACCAAGTCGCTTATTGATAAGCACCTCTTCGGTAATTTCTGATACATCTGGCCTTGAAAAAAAATCTTGCGTTCTGCTCATAGTATCCCCCTAAATTTCGTTGAAGTATTCAAGCCCGGAAACCTCCGAAAAGGTAAAGTCGAAACTTCCTTCCAGCATCGTATTATCTACGTCGATATGTGCAATATCGGCACCGTCAATGCTTACTTGCCCAAGCTTAATGGTCTGCCTGCCGGCTGAACTTCCAGGATCATCGTTTGTGACATTGATTGTGAAGTATGGCATCCTTCCACTGTTGGCGGCATCAATGGCCATCTTCACAAAGCGTCGGGAAATCCAGTGATATGTAACAGAGCCGGTTCCGGTCCATCCTGCGGACTTATGAAGCGTGGCCCGCACTCCAAGAGCGTTATATGTGTCTTTATTGAATGCGATATTTGCAGAGAGCGTCTTAATTTCTGCAAGTTCTACCACATTACCGTCAATAATGGCAGTCACCGTTCCCTCTTTGCCATGAATGGGTATGTTGTCAAATGCTAATGGCATTTATCTATTCCTCCTATCCCTGCACATTTACGGTCATATAGAGTTTCTCCATGCTGTCTACTGGCTTCACCCAAATATTGCAGACAACAGCATCAACCTCTGTCCCGCGAATAACTTCGACATCATCAGCCCCAGCGAAATCGTCAATCGCGCCCAGCGTTTGAAGTTCGTTGAGGTAACCGATAATGTCAGCCTTGAAAACCATTCGTCCGTTTTCGTTGTTGCTTACCTTGCCAAGATAAGACTGCTCCCAAACGTCGGTAACGCTCGTGCCGATTTCGTCCAAGGTACGCAATACGCGATTTTTGCTGAAAGCATAATCCAATTCCGGCGTGAATGTATGCAAGCTGTTGATATCCTGCTCCACAATAATTTCGCCGCGCTGATTGGCGGACAGGATAAGCATGCCTCCCTGTAATGCTTCGATGATCTCCGAATTAGTACGTTCATGGAGTATCCCGACAGCACCTGGGAATACTCGTCCTGTGTTCGATTGGATGATAGTGGCTCCGGCGGTAATTCCAGCCACCCATGCGGTCGCTTCTTCTGCAGTAACGGTATCATCCGCACGAGGAACCCCACAATCGGAGTTGATAACGCCTTGAAAATCCGCACCTAAATAATTGGAAAGCGCAACCTGTACTTTTCTACCTTCATCGTCGCGCATGGTCTTTGCGAATGTGGCAATCTGCGCGTTAACTGTTGCGCCATCGAAAGGCGCAGCCATTGTCTGCCATCTGGCACGGCTTGCAAGTGCAAGATAGTTGGGATAGGCAGTTGCGGCGGTATATGTGCCGTTGGTGCCACCAGTGAGCGGAATCCCTGCGTTGGCCGTCAATGCTCCGAATCCGCTAAATTCTACATAATCGTTATTGGCAAGTTCCTGCACCGTAGAAACGGTTTGCACATCGCGGCTTGTTCCGGCAACAAATGTGGTCACTGTGAATAGTCCATCCGATTCCACGATGGAAATTGTGATTGAATTGCCGAACGCGCCGGGGTATTTTGCCTTTGCGGTAAGGCTTCCGGTTGTGATTGTCGCCCTCACGCCGCCAGTATCCAGCCGATAAATTTTTGCCAGATAACAATTTGAGAGCATAAGGATAAGCAGTTTTGCGCTCTGCTCCGTCGCCTCGTCAAAGGCTGTCACGCCTACTTTAGAGAGGCTTGCGCCGTCCAATAGGTCGGTGCTGTAAACGTCAATAATCGCATTTTCCGGTCCCCACGATAGGGGTATTGCCATTGTGCCTATACCACGATCACCCACGGTCATTGTCGGACGTGGGACGCTAACAAAGTTCAAATACGCCCCAGGGCGTACCTTGTTTTGGGAAAGCCAACGTCCTCCTGCCATTATATACACGCTCCTTTAGCCTGATTTACAACATCCGCAATCCTGCCGCATACTTTGTCTATGTCCATTTCTTCTGTTGGACTTCCGACATTTATAGTTAATTCTGATGCAATAGGCTGATATCTGTGCAAGCTGCTTTCTGATGTTGCGATATTTTTCAAGAGTGGAACATCTTCATCTGTGATTTTGACGTCTGACGGCTGAACCAAGAATTCCGACAAGCCTTTGGGTGAGCCTTTTGCCCGCGCGCTCCCGCGATAAACAAGATTCACCAAATAATCGAACAACTTTATATCCTTTTCGATCCCGCAACTTTCCGCAACGGAAACAAGCTTTTCCACTTCATCCGCTTTAGATTGATAGGGATTCACCCATCCATAGCCACCTATCCCAATACTGGATTCATAATCAGGTATTGCCATGATTTACCTCCTTAAAATTTCGAGCATAAAAATACCGCCCATCAGGCGGTTGTGGTATTTACTTCCAAGCTTTCTTGCAACGGCCCAAGTTCAATCGGCTTTGTTGCCATGACATCAACGTTACAGAAGCAATGCAAGACGCCGTCCACCTTTTCAGTCCTGAGATTGCTTATCCTCACCGGTATGCCATTCCAATAAATATAATCCAAGCCCGCCAACAGCTTTATACTCGCATCATCAAGTTGTTGCTGTAGGCTCCCCACAACTGACGCAGGATCAGCGGCGACACGGAATCGCATTGTGGCGAAATAGCTTACCCACCAGTGGTTGCGGCGCTCTGGTTGAATATTAAGTGTGAGTTGGTTCACGAACCAATGGGGATATACAAGAAGCTGTGCGGGAATCGTCTCGCGATACCATGTCCCTCCGAATATCTCGCGGAGGCGTATGCCGAGGGCGGATGTGACACTGGTGGCGACTAATTCGTATGGTTCGGACATTCACTCCCTCCTTTTTGACATAAGAAAACCGCCTCATTTGAGACGGTCTAATATTTGGCGGATTTTATCTTTTATTTGCTGTTGGGCTTCGGCGGTCAATGCCTCCCATTTTTTGCGGTCAACCTTGAACGTCAACCGCTTATATTTTTCTTTGTCCCATTCGGATTCTTTGGAGTAATTACGCATAAACTTATTGCGCCCCCAAGTCCTTCTTAACCCTATCTATCTTTTTACCGTATTCATAATTTAGCATCTTGAGCGTTTCCCGATACGCCTCTAATCTTGCTTTGTTTAAAAGATAATCATGATTATTTGGTTGTATTTTTGTCGTTGGTGTATATTCTATTGGGGCGGTCATTTTTTCGTACTTCGAGATTTCGCCGTGAAGCCATTCTTGAATTGCAAATACCGTCAGCAATGAAGCCTTTGTATTTATTGCTTCCTCTATTTCTGTGAAAAATATAGCTTTGCCCATGCGTCAATCCCCCTCAACCTTTTCTTCTATTATACTACGGTATACCGTATTTGTCAAGGGGTTTTGCGCTTATCATACCGCCTGTCTCGCTACCATGATAGCCCTTTGCCTGCTCTGATTAACAACCGGAACCCCTATTGTCCCTTCGTATTCTGCCAATATATTACCGCGCGAATCAATTCTCCGTGCCGTTATAAAATCGGCATTCTGCAAATCAATATCCGTGGGGCAAATGATTGTCAGACTTATAATAATGGGCATAGTTCCAGCGGTAACGGGATCGGGATTTGGCGTTTCTCTCGGAGATAAATGGCATTTCACATCTGTATATATTGGGATTTTTGGATCGGTAACAGTGGTTGAGCCATCCGGCAGAGTAATGAGAGCGGAGCGCCCAATGTCGATAACTCCATTATCTACGTACTCGCCAACAACATCTCCCATTTCCTCTAGTTCTTGCCTTAAATCAAAAGCCATTATCACCGCCCCTTTTCGTAATTCTATATGGCATTCGGAAACTGTTTAATTGTCCTTTACGTTCCTCAAGCTTATTCTCGGCTGTCATTTGCGCTATCGACGCATCAAAACTAGCGCTTGTTCCATCTTCGCTGATTGATATAACCTTGCCGGATCGTTTGCTTGAATTAGACGCTTCACCGTATACATCAACAACCATTTGAGCCGCAACATAAATCAATCCGTCGGGCAATTCCGCACGGTTGGTGTAGTTTAGGATTTGCTGCGTCACTATATCAATGTACAGCGTCAGAATAGCGTCCTTCGAATCGTCCGTTATGCCAAGTAGGGTTTTGACGGTATCAAGTAGGCTCATCTGACACCGCCTCGTAGGTCTTGGCGAAAATATCAGGTTTACAGGGATAAAACTCACCGATTACGCCTTTTATGATGTAATCGCCTGACAAGGCTTTCATAACACCTTCAAGTGTTGGAATCTCCATTACGCAAACAGGCGGGCCTTGACCGGCGATATATGCTGTGCTCATATCCTCGTCAACATAGTATTTTAACTTTTTGCCAACAAATGAAAATATATCACTTGCGTTAATTCCTGTCCACTGAATGGCTTCAATGACAACCGGCTTCTTTCTATACTTCATTGCGCACCTCCGCCTCATCCTCTGGCTCAACCGCAAATATACTTTCCTTCTTCGGCTTTTTTGCGGCCGTTTTTTCAGGCTCGGGTTTCTCTGCCCGTTCCTGACGTTTGCTGATTATTTGTTGTCTTGAAAGTTCCGTCAGCATGTGTGTCACCGTCCTTTTCGGCATGAGAAAAGCGCCCACCATTGGCAGACGCTTTGATATTATTTTTTGTGTTATGGTGATTGATACACCTCTGATTCAATAATAATCTTTGCGCCATCTTGAGAAATAATTATCTTGGCCTCTTTGCAACAATTATCATTGAGCCATTCTTTTAACAATTCTGTCAATTCGGTAAATCTGTTCATATCTGCCATTATATCGTATTCCCCGTATAGTCATAAAAACCAAGTTCCTCGAGGGCTTCGCCTATGCTTTCCTTGAATGCTTTAATTTGTTCTGGTAGCCCTGTTTCTTCGCAATCCGCTTGTTCCTCTAGCATTTCGTCAATATTCCATGAGCGTGATATGTGTTGATAAATCCATTCAGCAAGGCCAGTAACAGAAAACCCGTCAGACACTTCATAGCAATCGTTATCAATCAATACCATTTTACCGTTTAACATATACCAGAATCGTTTATCCGCCCCCACAAAGAGGGCTGTACCTTTTTTAATGGGTGATACCTTTTCCGATATTCCTGCGATAAGTTGCGTGTCTTTTGTTGTTTCAAATCTCTGCCCAATATTGATTTTTTCCATTTCAATACCGCCTTTCGTATTTTGGCCTTTAAAATTGTAGAGGGAAGTCCAGTAAGGCAACTGGATTTTCGGATAGCTTGCCCTATCCCTAAATTTGGTTGTAATGCGGGCAGGGATTTACACCCTGCATGCTGATCGTCTTTACAGCCACTTACACGTTTCTAATTATCGAACGAATCGGCACGGAGCTGCCCCCTGCTACGTCATTGTGCGTCTACCTATTCCGCCACCGCATTACATATTTATTATACCACGAAAAACGCACAAACACAAGGCTATTCAGCCTTTTTAAGCAGATTTATCACTTGCCTACGGGTTTTATCCGTGGTGTCAATTTGCCTTTCAGCGGCAAGGGCGGCCAGGGCTTCGTCGTCCATATCGTTGTAATCCGTGGATTCCTCCGAAACAGCAGGAGCAAGGGTTTTTCCCTGCTCCGGTTCAATGTCGATTATTTCAGCGACGCGGGCATTCAGCAACTTCATTGCCCGTTCTTTCGATACGGTAAACTCTTCGCCCGCTCGAACTGCCCTCGCGAGCTCCGCGTCATTGTAGCCTTGTGTAACTTTTATTTTGAAAATCATACGCCGCCTCCTTAAATGGAGCCTTTATCATGCGTGTACACGCCAGTAAGCTTGTTGTCGTAGACGAAGCAGTCATGATATAAACGGAACTGATATTTCCATTCGTCCATATCCTGGTTTACGTCAGGATTAAACAGTTTCGGAACGGCCAGCTTTACGGCCTGGACAATCGCATTCGGCTGAATAATCATGAAGTTTATCGGCACTCCGGAAACCGTAAATCCCCAATCGTCCACCCCGGTGCCGGGATTTAAGGTAATGGCCGTGAAAAATCTTGCAGGCGGCACATAAGTAATCGGCATACCGTTGTATTGGTTTGCAATAGTGTTAATGGTCGTGTCGCTCCCCCAACGTCTGTCAAGGGCTTGATTCAATGCGGGTTGCAAGTCCGAATTGATAAATAGCCGCCTGCCCTCGGCAGTTACTTCCCCGGCGTTCATTTTTCTGGTTCCCTCGTCAATCGCATCTACGATATTGTCGCGGTCAAGTACGCCAGTCACTTTCCCCGCGCCCGTTGTTGCGTATTTAGAAAATCTGTAGGCATCAAGTTCGGGAATCATGTGTTCTCTGCTGAAATTTCCAATAAGGGTTCCAAAGGTGAGGTTTAAGGTTTCCTCATTATCCATCCGATCCACCCCAAGTTCAACGCCGCGCTCAATTTTGAGCAGGAAGTTTTTCCATACAGCCTTTGCCGACCCCCTCGGATATCCGTTTTCTCTGTTGTAATTTCCGAATCCCTTTGTCGATACTTGGAGGTATTTAACCTCCGGGGTATTGGTAAAGTCGGGCTGAATAGCCGCGTCCATTCCGGCAGTCATGCTGTCGGCCTTATAAATCAAGTCAACTATTGCTTGATATTTGGTTACAAGTTCTATTGTGTTTGCCAAGTATAATCACTCCTATTAGTTTAATTTTGTTACATCGATTCCCGCGCCCTTTGCGAACGCGGCAAGATTGGGGTCTATCGCTGTGCTTGCACCCTTGCTCCCATCAGGTTGAAAGATTGACACGCCAACGGGGAGCTGTGCGGCGGGCGGCGTTTCTTGTTCTACTGCCGGGGGCGCAATGTCAAACAGATAATCATGAGACTTCGTAAGCGCCTCTAACTGCTCTTTAAGCCCGGCGATTGTGCCGTCCGTGTATTTGAGCGCATCCCGCTTGAGCAGGGGCGTTACAACCTTCGGGTCACGCGCCTTTGCGCCCATCAGCTCACGTTCCAGCGCATAATCAAACTGCATGGCCGCGATTTTAGCGTCAGCATCCTCTTGGGATTTCTTGGCGGCGGCCTTGTATTCGTCAGCCGCTTTCTTTACGCCCTCAATATCCATGCCCTTGAATGCCTCAATCTGCTTGCTTGCCTCCGTAAGCTGTGCCGTCAGACCGTCGCGCTCTGCTTCCAGCGTCTTGAATTTTTCCGCGCCGATATAATTGCCGGTGGATAGGTCTGCCAATTTGATTTTGCTGTCCTTCATTTTTTCTGCGAATTGCGTATAGAGTTCTTCGCCCAAAACTTCTTTCAAAAAATCCATATCGTTCCTTCCTTCGCTTCGATTTTATTAAACGTGTGTCTACTCACACATGAGCGAATTGCGCGATTAAGGGCCAGCGCAAAAGGCCGAATTTTATATAAACCTCACTGTTGAGTTGAGGGCAAAATAAAAAGCCCAGATGGGCGTGGGGTTATTCTCTCACAAACCAATGAAATACATAGCCGCCGTGTTGCGTGGTTGCAATATATTCCTCTGGCTGCACTTTAATATTATCAACATCATGCGTTCCCGTTCCAACCATAAAGACGGTTAATTCCTTTTCTGGAATATTTTCATCCACCATAGCCCACAAACAAGGCGTATCTACTTGCGTTTGTACGCATAATGGCTTGACGAATCTAGCCTTGATTGTCTGAATTACTGTAAATCTCAAAGGGTACTTGTAAATGTTCACATAGCCACCTCCTACAAATTATACATAACGCCGCACTGCAAGATAAAGTCACGCCTATTCGCAACCTTCAAATGGTTCATGAAATGGCAACTTCATCCAATACGAAGCATCTGCAAGCTCTACTCTATCAAATGCTCTTGTAACCCAATGCGGAGTGTCGTCATTGTCAAAATGTGCAAATAGATGTTTCGGTCGGTGCTTATTTGCATCATTAAGACATATAAGAACACACTCAAATTCTTCGGGCTTTTCATCTTGAATATTTTTAAGTACGCATGTCGTTTGCATCGTTTATCCTCTTTTCTTGCCATTTATCGAAGCATCAATTTGCTCCCTTGCTTTTCATATATTGCAAAAATGCCTTGTCAAATCTGCTGGGGATTTGCCTTTGCGCTTCATCCACACTCACTGTCATCATGAAGAAACCCTCTCGCCATGACCCATCAACATTGCGTGCGCCAAATTCTATAAAAGAGGCATAGTCCATGCCATTCCAAATCATAACCTCAAAACTGTCACCTACGACATCAATACTGGCAACTTGGGCTCTTTCGGGGTCAATTTCAACCATGCCTGTACCCGTGTTGGTTCTGATAACAAGGTTCTGACTGCCGATACCCCACATAGCTCGTAATGCTCCAGTATCAACAGGCGTCCTTTGTTTAATTTTCGCGATTGCCCGTAAAGCCATTTCGAGAAGAAATTTTTTCAAGAAATCCTCAAAATCGTTATATGCATTATTGAAATTTTGAAAAAATTGTTCTAACTGCGAGAAGTCGACCTCACGGCTCATAATGATATCTGCACGGTCATAACCATCGGTGGATCGTTATAAACACATCCTCCTTTTTCTTCAAGTTCATTAAGACAACGTAATATTTCATTTTTGTACCATTCATAATCAACCCGTAATTCATTTCGGGCAACAAATTCCCGGACGGCTTCAACACCTTGATTTGTCCCTAAGCACATGAGGGCTTCATGTAGCGTTCTCCTGTTAAAATATGTTTTTCCAGCTATGCAGTCAATTGTATCGTCTTCTCCATATTCGGCTTTTCTCCATTTAGAAAATTCCGGCACATCCATAAAATCAGTGATAAAATCATCTACGATGGTAGACCATACCGCCCATTTCCCATCGTGTTCAATATTTTCTCTTGGCACGATTACATCAACCTTTCTTCTTGCTTGGAACATATCCCCTATGTTTCTGGCAAGCGTTATTTAAGCTTCCTGCGATTTTCCTTAAAAACTTCCCATTTATCAGTTTCCAGATATTTCATTTCCTGAAAATCTCCTATCGTAGTTGGAAAGTCAGCGAATAAGCCAGAAACTAACTCTTCACCATGTTCTTTTTTGGCAGCGGTGAGAAATTTTCTATAGCCTGCCAGCTGTTCCTTATCGTTTTCATAGTATTTTTCTCTCTTTTGCGTTGACATGAAAACCTTGCCTTGTTCTTCCGTCAGGCTCTCGCGCCATTCCTTATAGGTCATGTCAGCAGGGACATAATAGTTTTTGCCGGTTGTTGGGTCGCGGGCGATTCTAGTTGCCACATCATCAAACATGGCGTCGATTTCATCCGGTTCAAAGTAGGGGATCGTTGTAGTCCGGCAATTCGGATGGAACGGCGGGAAGTTAATTCCTGGCTCTTCTTCGCCCACATTGAATAATTTACCGTCCATATCGGCGCAGATTTCACTTGTGCGGTGATCGAGCGTCGCCAATATCTTGTACTGTGCCACGCCTGCCGCCTTGTAAGCTTGTTTTGACGCTTGATTGGCTATGAAATTAAATTCTGTCCTTGCTAACCGTTCCCCATAAGACCGTCGCACATCCAACTGGTCGGCTATGTCCTTGCCGATAATGCGGGGATTCTGGCCGAGTGCAATCCCTCTCGGTATAATCTGCCCCATTGCGATTGTCAGCCGGTCTTTATCCGTCCAAATGCGGTCAGAATAGTTCTCGCCAAGCCACTTTTGAGAGACAGCTTTTTCTATAGCCTCAACATTCAGCGTCGAAAACGGCGAACCGAAACCCAATCCCTGTTGAATGTTAAACAGAGTCCGATAATACGCATCCTCGTATGTACCGCTCAACCCCTCCCTAAACGCATCCTGCTCCCGCGCATACAATTTCTCAATTTGCCATTGGCAATCAGATTGCAACGCCTCCAAGCGGCTCACGGCTGATTTTATGGACAACTGCCGGTGTAGCTTTTGGCGATAGGCGGGGTCGAAAGCGTATCCGGTTTCCTTGATTGCATCGTAATAAGCCTGCGTCTGTTCAAGGTAGGATTTCAATTCGGATTTATTCAGGGCTTTCCGGGCATCTTCGAGGGAAACGCCGACATCACGGGCCCATTTTCCATAAAAGCTCTCGATTTCTTTCTGTATAGCCTTTTGTGCTTCTCTGTATAATTTCGCGAGGTCGGCGGTCATTTCCTCTGATGTCTTTTCGGCAGCGAGGATGGCACGTTCGGCTCTTTCCGTCCAATATTTTTCTTGCGCTTCTTTACTGCGATTTAAGATACTAACCGACCTCGCCACCTTTCAAGGCATTAAAAAAGCCCACCTGATGGTGAGCCTTTCTGATTATTGATTTATGAAACCTTACAGCGAGTCAGGATAGTTTGTTTTTCTCCGTTGTATTCGCTATGCTCTTTTATTGTTCCCGTAACTTTCGTTATTCCGTTAAGCTCAATACCTTTGCTTGCGAACCATGTCATTGCATTACCCTGCAAGTCGGAAAACCTGTAAACTCTGGTAACGCCGTATTGCGTTTCAAAACTGCTAACGAGTTGTCCGCTTGATACCTCAATAGTAATACGTTCGCCTATGTTACCGACATAATCACTTTTCTCCGCTTCGATTGCCCTCGCTTCGGCTTTTGCTATATGTTCCTGCTCACGTTCTACAGCTATTGGAAGATACACCAGCCGTCCAAAATGCTTGTATTTGCAATATTCAGACAAAACAATGGCTTTCACGTTTAGGATAATATCTCCCATTCCGGAAAATGTACCTTCATAAGTCGCGGCATATTCGCAGGCGGCGATTGCCTTTATTTTAGCTTCCGGCGTCGGTTCTATATGCTCATTGAGCATTTTCCATATCCGGTCTTTTGTGGGCTTTTGGCTGTCGGCCTTGCAATATCCAAACTCTGTTATGCTATCGATTGCAAGAGCTACAACTTCGACTACGCTGTACACGCTTGGGATGGAGCCGCCGAATATGCTGTGAAGGCTTTCGCTGTCCATATCATCAAGAACTACCATTTCTTGCACTTGCGCCCACATAATAGCCAACTCGGGAGAAATGCCGGTGTATTCTTTGAGACAAGAAGTGCCGACTTGCTTGTATTCTCCGTCGTGCTCCACGATGTAGGTTTTCGCCCGAAGACGGCGGCTGTTGCAATGGTCGCAGTTTCCGGGCACGGTGTACCAATCGGCGGGGATTTCTCCGGTATATCCTATGGGCGTTACCACATTGTGACCGCCATCCATATGCTCAACGTGCGCCGCTACCGTCCAACCATTGGCGCGAATGATGGTGTTGGACAATTCAATGTCGATAACTTCAACTTGATAGGTTTGGGATGGACGGCTGTCAATCGTGCGTCCGTCTGTATTGTACACGCCAACCGTCTTGTAGTATGTGGTATCAGATACGATATAGCCAAACTCAACGCCGTGCTTTTCGGCCTTTTTAATGAGCCGGTCAAGAATCTTCCGAACGTCATCAATATGGGAAAAAGATACTGTCATAATCATGCCGTTGCCCTCCATAATCACTTTTTTGTTCCTGTGATTATAGTATAACATACATGTACATTGATGTCAACAATTATTGTCTGTATAATGGGGTTAAAACCCTCGCCTTCCAGGCGAAGCCTTTAGGTTAACCTCCTGGCTAATAGCAAATCTTAAAGAGGAGGGGGAAGCCCGATATACAATATCCGAACTACCCATAAAACAGCAAATTACAAGCAAGTTAACCGTAGGC